AATTACAAGTTTTTTGACAGAAATTCCTGTCAGTTCGTACAGCATACAACCATATGCCATGCACTGTACAAAATAGTGATCGATCCACTCTCGTGGTTTCGGTTTCTTGGATGTTTTGAAATCAATTATTGCTAGTTCGCCTTCAAATTCGGCAATACAATCAACCGTTCCGGCAATACCAAGTTGTTTACTATATAGGGAACTTTCTAGAGCATGAATATTGTCAATCTTGTTTAAGTCTGATCTGGCAATATCAAACAAAAACTTAGAAATAGGTTGAACTTCTGGAAGTTCTGGAATATTGAGAAGATAGTTTTCTGTTAGTGAGTGCATGTCAGTACCACGACTGGTTGCTGCCTTGGTAATCTGATTTGCCTTTTCTTCTCCTACTTTTTTACGCCATTTGACAAAAATCTCCTTATTAAAATGACTGGTCACCGAAGTGATAGAGACCAGTCGAATAAGTTCTTCGGCATCGGGAACTTTATAGTATCGTACCCCATCAATCGTCTCTCGATCTAATCTCGGGAGACTAATATCAATATGATTAAACATTAAAAACCTGCTTCCATTTTTGCTATAATGTATTCTTTAACTAATCCTGAACGAACGATATCTTCTACTCCAAATTCTATTATATCAAAAGATTGCATTTTTCTCAAGATGTTCATGAAGTCAACAATACCATTTCTATCATTTGATTTGGTTAAATCAGATTGTCTGGCATCTCCACAAAAGCAGATTTTTGTATTTTCACCGACACGGGTAATAATAGAATCCAGTTCATGAAAATTGAGATTCTGAAATTCATCAACAATAACAATTGAATTATCAAGTGTTGTTCCACGAAGGAATGACGTGCTCCAGAACTTAATTGTATCTTGAGATTTGAGATTACCATAAAGCATTTCAAAGTCTGCATCACTGGGCATCTGGAACATATACTTTACCATATTCTTATAAGGAATCTGATAAATATCTGCCTTATCTTCGTGATCACCGGGAAGGAACCCAATTTCTCTAGTTGCCACAAGAGAACGTACAAGATAGATTCTTTCATATGGTGTATTCTCGGCAAGAACATCCATCAGTGCATTATACAAAGTAATAAAAGTCTTACCTGTTCCGGCACAACCATATGCCACAATGTGCTTCCCATCTTTATACGAATCAAAAAGTCGCTTTTGATTGTCGGAAAGTGGTTCAATATCTACAAGATATTCTTGACTCAATGGTTTTTTGCGCTTCATCTGTTTCGCAGTAAGACCAACTCCAATAGGTTGTTCTGCGGATGAACTTCTTTTTCTTCTTGCCATGTTAAAAACTAAACCTTTTTGATAGTTGAACCTGGCATTTTTTGTACTTTTCCAAGTACATCATTCCAACCAGGATTTTTCTTACGAAGTTTATCCTTCCATTCACCAACTTCACCGAAAGCTGGTGCATTTTCTGGAGTATAGTATCTTTCCCATTCGGGATTGTCTTCTCTCCACTGATCCCAGTCATGAATGCTCATTACAACATCTTTCGTTTCACCAGTCTCTTTATGCTTTACGGGGTATGTAGCCATTGTTATGAATTCAATATAACGGTATTTAGATCCACTCTAATGCCTCCGAAACAGACGGGAACTGCTCTTTAAACACTTCCTTACATGCCAGTGCAACATCCATGTGCTCCTTCTGAGTGCCGTTTGCAGACCTCAGAGTTATATAATGGATCCATGAGCGACATGAGCCGGTCATGTAAATTTTTGTGGGTGTACAGAGTGGAAGCACCATTCTTGCACATTCCTTTGCCACTCCACGACCTAACATCTGTTTATATAGTGCCATAGACGAATCAAACAGAGTCTGCATCTGCAATTCTAGATTCTGCACTGTAAATGGATCAAGATCATCAATAGAGTTTTGACGATTTTTATCATCTTGACGGCGAAGTTTTGGAAGAGGAATACTATCACTCAGCATAGAAGAATCAGCATATCGTTGTGAAAATTCTTGATATGTGAATGACCTATGCCTTAATATTTGCGCCGCAATCGCTCTTGTCGTAGAGATTTCAAGAGTCATAAAACTCTGCTCAAACACACTCCAGTGATTGTGCCTGATACAATACTTTAAAAGACCAGAATACTTTTCATTATCCTGGTTGGAAGGATTGCTCACACGAGCAACGTATGCCATCGTCTTTTCCGCGTCAGGAGTAATACTAATAAGTTGTACTGTCATAAGTCCTCAGTCTGGGTAACCATCATCGTCATTAAAAATTTCATCATAATCTCCATATTTAGATTCTGGAGGATCGTCAAAATTTTCTCTCTTATCGATATAAGCATCAGTATCTGAATAGACTTCAGCTTTAAGAGAATCGACTAATAATTCCAAATTTCTAACTATTAGTCTAAGTCTTTCTTTTTCCATAAGAAATAGAATATAACCTTACTATTTTACATAAAAAACGAGGGGTAGTCAACCCCCCGTATTAAGTAAAATTTTACAAATTCTTTTACAAGTTCCTTGGTCTTCATCGCACTCAATTAGACAATCGAAGTAATCATTTATCAGATCTAACTCGTCATTACATCTGTCTACGGTTTCCTCAAAATGATGCCACTCTGCTAATTGATTACGAGATAGTCGATCATGCATTTCATCTCTCGCAATTTAATGTGTTTTATAACAAAAGCATGATTTTCACTTCATGTGCTTTTTCCTAATTCTATAATATATAGGTCCGTTTGTGTTAATTCACTAACATTTGTGTCTTTGTTACCTAAGTATAAAAAAAGAGAGGTTTCTCAACCTCTCTTAAGAAGAACGATTTCACCATACAGCAAAGACATCATGGTAACACATCCTAGGGTAATTAACCCTGTGGTTTGTAGTGCTTCCATAATTGCCTCACTTAACGTAGGTGCGGCCACGATAGCAAAAAGTGCCATGAGGTTTTTTGCTCTCTACGCAACGAGTATCGTAATCAATACCACGATATTTCGTGACATGGATCTGTGCATCGTGCAGTGCAGATGCCTTTTCGATTTGCTTTTTGATGATAGTAAGTGTGTTCATTTGTTTTACTCCTAAAGTAGTTGGATTTTGAGGCCCGTTCCTTTAGTCGTTTGCGTCCCATGAGCAGTGGGGAGTTGCTTCTTGAATTACTTCAACAAGTTCCACTTTAGTAATACTATCCATATGCTTATTTGCTTCCATACGATTCAACATTGCTGCTGCATCAATACAGTTCAAATCAGCGTAAAGTAGAATTTCAAACATGGGATGAACGGCTCCGTTCCGCGACTTACTTGCGTCCTACGTCATTGTACCGCTACAATCACCTGGAACTTTTGATCGAAGATACTTTATTAAGTTCATCTTCGATTCAAAATCAAGTTTAGAATCCATTTGGATTTCACTTGATCTTTGTATCCACCTTTCACAACTCATGTGCCACCCATAAGGTGACTGATCATTATGATGGGCAAGGGTGAGTGCCAGTAGTACACTGAGCATTGGATGAACGACAGGTATATTATACAACCTACTCACTATATAGTCAAGTAGATTTGTAACATGTGTTACATTTTATAGTCTTCAGACTCTTGTATCAATTTTTCAATAATTGTATCCTTTCCTCCAAGTGTCTCAATCGTATGGAGATTGGATTTTTGAAATTTTTTTAATTTCTTATATTTTTTAATTAATTTTTTCATATCTGATGAAGACATTTCAACTTCAACAGAATCGACATCGAATCCTTTACTCATTTTTTTAAAAAACCCTACAGACCAAAAATTTTCCGGAAAATTTTTTCCCCTTTTTGGGAAATCACTTTCGCTTTTTCTTTTCGGGTGCCTTGTAACCCCACATCTTTGGATTGACTGAACCGTATCCAAAGTCAATTGCTTTTACTGCACCGGGACCATGTCTATCATAATACATATCGAAAATGTTCACCATTTTCTTACCTCTTGTAAGATCAATATACTCTTTACCATCAACGACATATCTTACAATTCTTGCATCAGTTGGAAAAGATTTATCTTTTACTTTATCCATCGTAGTTCTTTCAAGAAGAATTTCACATCCATATTTTGAAGGATGAATAATTTCTATCTCACTATTAGATTGATCCATTTGTTCTTCTGTTTTTCTGACGGGTGCATCACCCAGTTGACTTGCCATTAAGATCTTCCTCCCCATTGAATATCAGAATATGCTTCCGATACGATTTCTTTTGTAATTTTATACTTATCTTCTAAATTTCCATCCTTTACCAGACACAAAATTTCTGCCTCTAGTGGATGAAGTCCTTGAAGGACATTAATAAACATTGTCTCTCGGCGGATACTATTTAAACCTGGATTACCGCCCTTTACGAACTGATAAAAGTTTTTGAATTCTCTACGAATAGTAGTTCTACCTTGTGAATCACCGGCTCCCAGTGAAAAAGAACCATTTTCGTATATTTTACGAATAGATTCTTCAATTTTTGTAGAAAGAGTTCCACTATAGGTAACTTGATCTTCTGGATCTGCATAAGGAACTTCACCTTCTGGAAGAAGAGTTACAATAGAATCATCATAGTTCCAAATAAGAATTCCCTTAAGGCAAAGTTCTTCATATTTTTTGAGAACTTCAACCTTTTTTGCCTTAGATCTTTGTCTGGAAACTAAATCCAGAATCTCGAACATAAAAGGATTTTTGGGTAACTTTAAATTAGTAGACGATTTTGCTGCCACAGTAACTGTTTTAGTTTTCCTCGTCGTGTTCTTCGTTGTCGTCATAATAGTTTTCAAAATTAAATGCTATGACCTCATCCGGAATTAGATTTCCCTGGTTATCAAACATTTCGGGGTGAGGTCTTGGTACTTCCCGATAGTTCATCATGTATTCTCTAGCAGTCCATCCACCTATAAGTCCCACAATTAAAAAAAGGACGGTTAAAAATGAACCAAAAACTAAACTAACTGCTAACATTTTTTTTCCTCCTGGGAGATACCTTTTTTCTTTTTAAATTTAAAGAAAATTCAAAATAGATGGTAACTTCCCGGTTTAGAAAGCAAACCATCTTATCAAAGATGATGTGAAATTGGTTTTGCTTTCTTTTTCCTCCATTAAGTAAGAGTTCAACACCACGATTTACAGTAATATTATTTTTATTTATTACAGATTTATAAGATTCGTTGTTCTCTGAGAAATTTGATTGTATCAACGCAACCTCCTAATTTTTTTTCATCACAAATAATCTGAGGAAAGGTTGATCCCTCACCAAATTTATCATAAAATTCCTCTCGTGTAAAGTCTATATCGAGAACATAAACAATATGTTTCTGCTCTGTTAATTCTAACACAGATTTTACCTTCGTACAATAAGGACAATTATTTTTTGAATATATAATGAAATTCATGTTTTGAATGGTAACTGATCTAATTATACTTGACAACCCATGAAAATACAAGTAAAATACCTTTGCTAGGTTTGAAGAAATGGCTCAAGACGAATTACTATCATTATTTCCAACTCCTGTTCTTATTGCACCTTATCCCATATCATATGAAAAAGAATTAGAGTTTATTCACAATCTTCCTTGTCGTAGAGAAAACAAAGGGGGCGATGCTGCCAATAAAATTCATTATAATCGACAATCTGAAAATACTTTTGTATTAGATGAACCAGAACTGGCAAATGTCAGAGAGTTTATCAGATCAAAAATATTTAAGTTTGCACGGGAGATCATGTGCTCTAAGGATGAGGTGGTAATTACACAATCATGGATCAATAAATCTGGTAAGGGTGAATCACATCACGAACATGTGCATCCTAACAGTATGATTAGTGGTGTCTGGTATCCTGTCATTAATGAACAGTTACCACCCATTCAGTTCCGCAGTAGAGCACAAAGGGACATCAGTTTATCTACTGATAAGTATAATAACTTCAATAGCGCAACATTCATGCTGCCTATGAAGATGGGAGAACTAATTATTTTTCCAAGTAACCTGACTCATAGTGTTCCTGCTAATCAATCAGACACTGAACGTATTAGTTTGTCGTTCAATACCTGGGTGAAGGGTAGTCTGGGTGACATTAATTCACTGACTTATCTGCCATTAGATCGTTGTGTCTGAATTATCACGTCCCCTACCAGAATTTCATGGGTTTGGATATAGAATCGCACAGATAGAAAACAATACTCATTGTAACTATAAGTGCTGGTTCTGTCCTAATGCCTATGATAAACCTGCACCGAAGGAGTGCATGACCCTGGAACAATTCAGAAAAATTCTCAATGAAATTCGTTCTGTTTATACACCATGGGAACTGAATGACATCTCATTTGCAACATATAATGAACCGAACCTTGATGATACTTTCAAGGAGAAGTTGCAGTTGATGACTGATATGGGATTTGATTATGAACATATCTCCAATGGTAGTATGATTACGACAGAACTGACTGACTGGTTGATTGCAAATCCACAAAGAATCAAACAATTTCGTCTCAACATTCCAACACTAGATGAGAAGAAGTGGAAAGATATTACAGGTGCATCAACTGCCGTGATGTATAGGATGTACTATCAGTTGATGTATCTGTTTGAGAACTCACAGAGACTAAACTTTCCCATTACCGTAATTGTAAATGGTGATGGCAGTGCAAGTCATAAGGAAGAGTTTATGAAGGTCTATCAGAAGTTTCAAAGATGTCCTCCTGGTATTAACTTCAGTATGACTGGACTGATTGATAGAGCTGGTACACTTGAGGGTGTGGAATGTGAGACACAGAAACTACCGATCGGTTCAATTGATTGGGGAGATAATCCATTAAGATGTAGTGCAGGATACTTTGACAACTTATACTTTGGAATCAAAGGTAATGTATTCTACTGTTGCCATGATTATCATCAAGAGTATAGTTGTGGTAATATAAATGATACACCACTCAAAGAACTCTTAAGTTCTGAGGCATATGAAACTCAAAAATTGAGGTTTCAAAAAGATTTTTGTCGTAAATGTGAACAAGCAAGACCACTGGAGTTAGTACAATGACCGTTTCACCTAACATGATTTCAATGAACAAATATGATACTCAACTGCGTGACTTGATTCATGTAGAGAAGGGTATTATTCCTGATAATTTGTGTGAGTATCTCGTAGAAGAGATTGAGAAGAATGAATGGAGGCCACACACTTGGTATAATAATGTTGCTAATACATTCGGTTCTGAAGAGACAATGGAACTGGATGTGCAGAACATTACTGGTGAGCACCAACAACTGCTG